ATGGATATACCCTGAGCTATCACGTTTTAGCTCAAGAATAGCCGAGGCGCCAGACAGAAAAGGATAAGAGATGAGCACAGCCTTTTATACAAAACTGACCGCGGCGGGAGTTAATGCCATGACTCGCGCAGTCATGAATAATGAACCAATCTCTATTACTGAAATGGCTGTTGGAGATGGTGGCGGTAATAATATTAATCCTGACGGAATGCAGGGACTAGTTAATGAAGTTTACCGCGCTCCGTTAAACAGGCTGGTTATTGCTGATCTGGACAGAAATGTCATCCGGGCAGAAATGCTGATGATGCCCCAGGTTGGCGGATGGTGGCTGCGTGAAGCGGCGTTATTTGATGACAGAGGGATCTGTCTGGCCGTAGCAAGTTTACCTCCATCCTATAAGCCATTGCTGGAACAAGGGGCAGGGCGTATGAGCACGGTGAATATTTACATCACCGTCAACAATATTGCCGATGTGCAACTAATTACTGACCCGGCGATCATTCTGGCAACGATAACTGAGGTTGATAAGGCTAAGGGTGAGGCAAAGGATTACGCCGACGAAATTGTAGGTAACTTAGACAAGAATATTCAGCAGGTGATTGCTGATGCTATAACGGCGGCAAAGCGAGATTTCTGGGAAGATGATAATCCGGTTGGCACCACCCGCTTTTTTAACCAGAACCTCAATCCCAATGAGCGCTGGCCGTGGTCGCAATGGGTGTACACCGGCGAAAACAAAACGATCCGCGTCGGCAGGGCTGACGGTTCGGACGTCGGGCAGACAGGCGGCAGCGATACTGTCACACTCCAGCAGGCTAACCTGCCCGCTGTGCAGGTTAACGTCAGTGGCGAAACCAGTGAACTCCCCGGGCAGGAGCTGACCACCAGGGAGGCGGGACGGCATAAACACAAAGGCGGAATGCTCGCCCCTGGCGAGGCCTGGGATGATAATTACATAGTCGGTTCGGATAACGACAGCCGCCGCACCAGAAATTATACGGATGAGGTGGCCGATCATAGCCATATTGTGGACTTGCCAGCCCACAAACACACGACCACCGGCAAAACCGATAACCTCGGTGAAGGGAAATCATTCAGCGTGGTTGAAGCCCACACACTGCTGATGTGCTGGAGCCGCGTTGCCTGATAAATCCCGGTATCAGTCTGCCCCGATAAGGGGCTTTTTTCTGTCTGCGGTTGTGCCATTGACGGTACAACGGCCATCAACGGCTTGCGGTGCATGATTTCCCTACCATGGGTGAACCCCTAAACAGGAGATTCATTCATGGCGCAAGACTATCACCATGGCGTGCGTGTTGTTGAAGTTAACGACGGCACCCGCTCTATCACGACGGTGAGCACGGCGATTGTGGGCATGGTATGCACCGGCGATGATGCCGATGCCTCAGTGTTCCCGCTCAATAAGCCGGTTCTGCTTACCGATGTACTGACCGCCAGCGGTAAAGCGGGCGAGTCCGGCACGCTGGCCCGCTCACTGGATGCCATCGCAGACCAGGCAAAACCCGTCACCGTTGTGGTGCGTGTTGCCCAGGGCGAAACCGAAGCGGAAACCACCTCCAATATTATCGGCGGCGTAACCGCTGACGGTAAGAAAACGGGCATCAAAGCGCTGCTTTCGGCGCAGTCGCAGCTGGGTTTAAAGCCGCGCATTCTTGGTGTGCCGGGCCATGACACGCAGGCTGTTTCCACTGAACTGTTAAGCGTGGCGCAGAGCCTGCGCGGCTTTGCGTACCTGTCTGCCTACGGTTGTAAAACCGTGGAAGAAGCGATTGCCTACCGCGAAAATTTCAGTCAGCGAGAAGGGATGCTGATCTGGCCTGATTTCATCAACTTTGACACGGTGCTGCAGGCGGATGCGACTGCTTACGCCACTGCCCGCGCGCTGGGTCTGCGTGCAAAAATCGACGAGCAGACCGGCTGGCACAAAACCCTTTCTAACGTGGGCGTCAACGGCGTAACCGGCTTGTCTGCGGATGTGTTCTGGGATCTGCAGGACCCGGCAACCGATGCCGGACTGCTGAACCAGAACGACGTCACCACCTTGATCCGCAAGGATGGTTTCCGCTTCTGGGGTTCCCGCTGCCTGAGCGATGACCCGTTATTCCAGTTTGAAAACTACACCCGTACCGCGCAGGTGCTGGCAGACACCATGGCGGAGGCGCATATGTGGGCGGTGGACATGCCGCTTAACCCTTCGCTGGCTCGCGACATTATCGAAGGTATCCGCGCCAAAATGCGCAGCCTGGTAAATCAGGGCTACCTCATTGGCGGTGATTGCTGGATTGATGACAGTGTGAATGACAAAGACACGCTGAAAGCCGGGAAACTCTGGATCGACTACGACTATACGCCAGTGCCTCCACTGGAAAACCTGATGCTGCGCCAGCGCATCACTGACCGTTACCTGGTGGATTTCACCACCCGCGTAAGCGCATAAGGGGGACCCATGGCCTTACCACGCAAGTTAAAACACCTGAATATTTTTAATGCCGGTAACAACTGGATGGGCATTGCTGAATCCGTCACCCTGCCGAAATTCACCCGCAAGCTGGAAAACTACCGCGGCGGCGGTATGCCCGGTTCAGTCGGTATTGATCTGGGGCTGGATGATGGCGCGCTGGATACGGAAATGACCATCGGCGGCACTGAGGCGCTTCTGTTTAAACAGATGGGCAAAGCCACGGTGGACGGCGTGCAGCTGCGCTTTACCGGGTCTATTCAGCGTGACGACACCGGCGAAGTTCAGGCCGTTGAGCTGGTCGTCCGTGGGCGCCACAAAGAGGTGGATTCCGGCGAGTGGAAAACCGGCGAGAGCAATTCCACCAAGGTCAGCAGCGTTAACTGTTACGCGAAGCTGACCATTAACGGTGAAGTGCTCTATGAGGTCGATGCGATCAACATGATTGAAGTTGTTGATGGTGTTGACCTGATGGAAGAACACCGTAACGCCATCGGTCTGTAATTTTTTCCTGGCGCGCGAGGTCGCGCCAGCCAACCCATAACAGGAAAAGAGCATGAGTGAGAAAACAGAAGCAACGGTGAAACTGGATAGCCCGATTAAGCGTGGTGATACCACGATTACGGAAATTATGCTGCGTAAGCCGCAATCCGGCGCGCTGCGCGGTACGCGACTGCAGGCGGTGATGGAGATGGACGTGGCCTCAATGATGACCGTGATCCCCCGCATCTCCACGCCAACGCTGACCCCGCAGGAAATGGCGGACCTCGACCCGGCAGACCTGGCCGCGATGTCTGTCGAGGTGGTCCTTTTTTTGTTGCCGAAGTCGGCACTTGCCGATTTGCCGACAGCCTGACGGTAGATGACCTGGTGGCGGATATCGCCACGATCTTTCACTGGCCGCCGTCCGTCACTGACGTTATGCCGCTGACGGAAGTGCTGGAGTGGCGGCACAGAGCGATAATGCGTAGCGGGGCCAGCGATGAGTGATAAAAACCTGCGCCTGCAGGTGGTTCTGAATGCGGTTGATAAACTCACCCGCCCTTTAAAAAATGCGCTGGCTGGCTCGAAGGAGCTGGCCTCCGGCATCCGGCAGACCCGTGATCAGCTTAAACGGCTTAACGACGCGGGGAGCCAGTTAAAATCTTTTGATCAACTCTCACAGAGTCTGAACCGGACCAGCAACGAGCTGGACCAGGCGCGGCTGCGTGCGCAGATGATGACGCGCGAACTGGCAGCGCTCGAATCCCCCACGAAAAAACAGACGCAGGCGCTTGAGGCGCAATGGCGCGCCGTATCACGCCTGGAACAAAAGCAGCAGCAGGAAACGCGGCAGATGGCGGCAACCAGGGCGGAGCTGTACCGCCTTGGCATCTCTGCGGGCGGCGGTGCCCGTGAAACAGCCCGCATTACCCGCGAAACTGATCGCTATAACCAGCAGCTGGCAGAGCAGGAGCGGCGCTTGCGGGACGTGGGCGAGCGCCAGCGCAAGCTGAATGCGATCAGGGCCAAAGCTGACAAGATGCGCGACGTGCGTAACAACCTGGCGGGGAACGGTGCCGGGATGATGGCCGCCGGGGTGACAACGGGCGCGACGCTGCTGGCGCCTATTCGCGCCTACTCGGAATCAGAGAACGCCGCAAACCAGCTGGCAGGCTCAATGATGGGGCCGGGCGGAAAGGTGGCGCCTGAGTTCATGAAACTAAACAAACTGGCAATAGCCCTGGGTGACCGGCTGCCCGGCACCACGGCAGACTTTCAGAACATGATGACCATGTTACGTCGTCAGGGGATGTCAGCGCAGGTTATCCTGGGCGGGCTGGGTGAGTCGGCGGCTTACCTTGGCGTGCAGCTGCAGATGGCGCCGACGGAGGCTGCAGAGTTTGCCGCAAAATTGCAGGACGCCACGCAGACCACCGAAAAAGACATGATGAGCCTGATGGATCTTATCCAGCGTGGTTTTTATGCGGGCGTAGACCCCGGGAATATGCTGCAGGGTTTCGCAAATATCAGCAGCGCTATGGACATTATCAAGCAGAAGGGCCTGGATGCTGCAAAAACCTTCAGTCCGCTTCTCGTCATGGCCGATCAGGCGGGGATGGCTGGAGAGTCAGCGGGTAATGCCTACCGTAAAATTTTTCAGGCCACGCTGGATGCGAAAAATATTAAGGGCATAAACGACGGGCTGAAAGGAAAGGGCATCAAGTTCGATTTCTCCGACGGGAAAGGCGGATTTGGTGGTCTGGAAAAGATGTACGCGCAGTTAGAAAAGCTTGAAAAACTAAATCCTGAAACGAAATTTGCAACGATGAAAGCCCTGTTTGGTAATGATAATGAGGTGCTAAAAGCGCTGAATACCATGATGTCAAAAGGCATGGCGGGCTATCGTGAAACCGTCGCTAAACTGGAGAGCCAGGCAACTCTGCGCGAGCGCGTCGAGGCGTCCCTGAATACCTTAGGCAACAAATGGGAAGCCGCTGGCGGCTCTTTTACTAACGCCATGGCAAGCATCGGAGAAACCGTCGCTCCAGTGCTGAAAAATATAGCGGACTGGCTGGGTAATCTGGCGTCCGCGCTGGATGGTTTTGTGAAGCGTCATCCGCAACTGACGGCGGCGCTATTTAAAATTGCGGCCGTATTTGCCGTGGTAGCTACCGCAGCGGGTGTGGTGTCACTGGCCCTGGCATCCATTTTGGGTCCTATGGCGGTACTGCGGGTAAGTGCTGGCATTCTCCAGCTGATATTTGCTTCTGCGTTTGGTCTGGTCACAAGAGTAATTGGCGGTGCAGGCCAGGCGGTCATCTGGTTAGGCCGGTTGATGATGGCTAACCCCATTCTGGCGATAGTTGGCCTGATTGCGATGGGAGCCATCTATATCTGGCAGAACTGGGAAACGCTGGGGCCGAAGTTTAAAGCACTCTGGGATGCCATCACGTCAGGGGTGTCAGTAGCCTGGACTGTGATTAAGCAGACCATAAGCAGCAAATGGGATGAAATTCTGAGTGATGTTGCCGCGCTGGCCGCAAAGTTTAAAGCAGTGGGCGGGGCGATCATTGACGGCATCCTGAGCGGTATCAATGAGAAGTGGGAAACGCTTAAGAGCAAGCTGGCATCGGTCAAAAGCTATCTGCCGGACTGGATGACCGGCGGGGACAAATCGCCAGGCGCACCTCAGCAGAAAGGGCCGAGCGGATTTTTCGCGGGGATGTATGACGGCGGCGGCTATATTCCACACGGGAAGGTGGGCATTGCTGGCGAGAATGGCCCGGAGCTGATTAACGGCCCGGCCTATGTGACCAGCCGCAGGAGAACGGCCGCGCTGGCGTCCGTAGTCGCCGGAATGATGGGGGGAGCAATGCCAGCAGAGGCCGCCCCGCTTCATCCCATGAGTCTGCCGGCAGCTTCATACCGTCCTGTAACTGATAAGCTAGCAGGCAGCCAGCCTGTATTCCAGTTTGAAACCCATGCGCAAATTATTATCCAGGCTCTGCCCGGTCAGAGTGCGCAGGATATTGCGCAGGAAGTTGCACGGCAGCTTGATGCGCGCGAGCGACGCATGAAGGCGAAGGCCCGCAGCAATTTCAGTGATCAAGGGGGGTACGATTCATGATGATGGTCCTGGGCTTATTTGTGTTTCAGCTGCGCACGGTTCCCTATCAGCAACTGCAGTATCAGCGGAACTGGCGCCATGTGACCAACAACCGCGTTAATCGCCGTCCGACAACGCAATTTTTGGGGCCAGATAACGATCAGCTGACGCTCTCCGGCGTCCTCATGCCGGAAGTGACCGGCGGCCGGTTGTCGTTGCTGGCGCTGGAGCTGATGGCAGAGCAGGGGAAGGCGTGGCCCCTGATTGAAGGCAGCGGCACGATTTACGGCATGTATGTGATTGAGGGACTGAATCAGACTAAAACGGAGTTTTTCCGCGACGGTATGCCGCGCAGGATTGAGTTCACCCTGTCGCTAAAACGCGTGGATGAATCCCTGTCCGATATGTTCGGTGATCTCAGTGCGCAACTGAATAATCTGCAGGGAACGGAAACATCTGCCTTAAGCGATATCAGTAAAACGGTGGGA